TTCATTCATAATGTCTCCTTAGTACACCAGGTAGGACTTGAACCTACGATAGCCGAATTATGAGTTCGGGGCCTTGACCAACTTGGCTACTGGTGCCAAGTGTCTATTGTAACGTGCCATCTTCATTTTTGTCAATGGTTTCTTCTACTAACTGTTGTACATAATCAGAGAAATGCTTTCTTATACTTCCAGAAGGCCTGTTCCCTAAAGACTTCCACATTCTTTTATATTCTATAATATTGGCAAACGTAGTTGGACATACTGGCACACCGTTATATTCTTTTAGAACTGTTGGCAGTGGCACATGTTTTCCGCAACATTTACACTCTTTAGCTTTTTCTTGATATATACTCATACTATTTCCATTCCGTCTAATACATCTGATAGGTCCTTTGGCATCCTTGGTGGTCTTATCATGTTTGTTACAATTGTGTCTTTATCTTCTTCTCTATCAAATCTTAGTGAGCTATATGTATGAATGTCTATCTCATCATTGTTCTGTGGCCTACTTCTACTAATTGCATTAAATATAGATCCGCAAACAGCATCAGCTAAGTCTTTAGATCCTTTTCTAGGGTGATCAACCTTGTCTCGCATAATCTTTAACTGTAGTAATTCATCAATTAATAATTTGATTGCTGGTCCACTGAGCCTATCTTCTGCTACAACCATGGCCATATCGTCGTAATGCTTTTTAGCTACCGATAAAGTTTCTGTGTTAATTCCGTACTGCTTTAACTGCTGCATCATGTCGTGTGAGTTCCATCGGTCAAATGTACATACACGTATTTTAAATCCTTTTGTTCTTAATGAAAGAATGTAATCTTTAACCTCTGTAAAGTCAACAGACTTATCTGGAGTAGGGGTCCAATACCTCACAGCATCAACTTCAACAATTGGTGCTGGCTGTGAGTATGTATCTGTAACTTTTACATTAACCCATTTTTGAACATGCGCCATAGCAACTGCACAATGGTCATGCTTTTGCGCTAAGTCTACGTGCAAGAAATACTCTTTGTCTGGATCTGGAGCAAACCAGTCTTCAAATCTTCCAAAACCATCTACGGCTAGAGCCATATTACTAAATGCCTTTTCAATCTTTTCACGAGATTTAAAGAACGCATCTATTGCCTCTGATGGCATGCAGGCAAATCTTCCTAGTGCGTCTGGGGCATTCTTATAAAAAGCTACTTTAAAATCATCAATACTTCTAGTAGGATTAATTTCCCACGTTGGCCTTTTTAATGCATACATTCTAGGATATTTGTAAGATAAAATGTGATCTTCTTCCCACTCAATATCAAATTCGTTTCCATCTGTTCCGTCTGGCAAAGAATCGTCTAGCTTAAAATGGTGTGTTCTGATTACAACTTCTTTCTCTGCAACAACATCCTCATACCTTTGCTGTATGTAATCGTTCTTGTATCTTGGGAATGAGAGAAGAATAACCTTTCCATAATCTGGAAAACGTGAATCTACAGAGGCACGGTACATCTCATATATAGCGCTACCAGTTTTAGCTTGATCATGACCTGTTGTATTTTCAATAGCAAAGCCTGAGATTTCGTCAAGGATGATTACGATAACGTTATAACCCTCCCAGGCCTCACGCTCTGAGTGACCTGAGTGTACAGTTATATTCTTATTAAACTTTATTTCAGAAGCTTTTTCGCTATATTTTCCAGTAAACCATGGTGACTTATCAATACGTGTTCTGAATCCTTTAAAGAATACATTGTTTGCTTGCTGAGCGTTAATAGCAATGTTAATGATATCAATTGAATCTCTGGTATTCAGATAGTGGTGGTAGCCCAAGATACTCTGGACTAGTTACAAATGTTCTTAAATCGACGGGCTTCTCTTCAAATTCTTCACCGTCAAGTATGTCAATAAGGTCATCAAAATTAAGATCCACTAGATTCCTCTTGATCAATTACAACTGGCTCAACTATTCCAGTTATTTGAGAGAGCCTCTTAGCAACTTCCATCTTGCACTTAGGGCATGTTGCAGTAACTTCCTTTAGAATCTTTACTAGGATATCTTGTTTGCGTTCAGTATCAGCAATTTGTGTAGCCAGCTCTGCATTATCTAATAGCCCAATCTCTTGAAGCATCCCAATTCTTTTGCCTTCAATATCAGCAATAAGCTTTAGTGCACCTGATTTAACACTTAATTGTCCCGCCTGATCTGCATCTTCAACAGTTTTCCAAGCCTCTTTGATTAACATGGCGTAGTGTTGGTCTGCGCCTGAGATAGCCTCTTTAGCCCTGTCACGGGCCGCTGTATCGTTGTGCACGACACTCTTCCACTCATCTATCAACTCAACCACTTCGGCTCTCTTAAAGCCTGTTAGGGTAGAAATTTGCGTAGGGTTATTACCTTTAAGTAGTTCTGAGACTACTACGTTCATACGATCAAAGTGATCAGCTAATTCAATTTCAGACATATATTAGAGTATACTCTTAGTCGACTAAAAAATCAACTGGATTTGGCTATCTTATATAGAACTAAATATCCAATTAAATCATCAATATCATTATCTCCAGCGTATCCTTGGTTATTCTTTACTCTATTTAGTTTATCATCTATACGAACTTTTAATTGTTCTGTTGAATCCGCCGTTGAAAATATTCTGGCTGGCTCAAGGGCTGAGTTGCCGTATGAGATATTCTTTTCAATTAACATATGGGCAATCTCATGACATGTTGACCATATCTGATTACCTGCTGGAGCTCCGACTGATCTTAAATATAGGTCACTACAATTAAAATTTGTAACGTCTTCAAATACTGGTTTTAACATTATCTTCTCCTTAGCAGGACATTTACAACATCATGCTCTTTAATTCTTTCAAACGTGGCCGCTTCCCCATTTAAAAATTCCATTGTGTATTTATCATTTAATTCTACCAAAAACTCATCTGGTTGTCCAGACCCTAATTCAACAACCAATAATGGGCAGTTGCGGGCTTCTTCAGAAAATCCCTCAAATACAAATCTTTCATGGCCTTCAACATCTATCTTTATAAAATCAATTTTTCCAGTATATGTTGAATCTAAGGTATCTGCATTTATTTCTTCTGTATAGTAATTACCATGTTGACCATGATTACCAGACTGATGTTCGTTTACTATTCCAGATCCGCCAATATTTTCTTCCCAAATATTTAAAACCATCTTATCTTTTTTATTTGACAAGGCTATATTAAATACATCAATCTGTCCAGCACTTGAGTAATCGTTTAAAATTGTAGCAACTGTGTAAGACTTACATAACCTTTCTATTGGTTCAAATGCTAGGACCCTGCCAGATACTCCAACTTTTCGTGCCATAACTTCTGTAAAATAAAATATATTTGCACCAATGTCTAGGCACGTCCATCCAGGCTGCACATTCTTGATCATCCATTCAGTAAGCTCCTTGTCCCAATACCCTTCATTTTTGCAGGTGGCTTGAACATACCGATCTGTTTTGTCTCCAGTATAAACATAAAAAGAATCTAGAACCTTGCTAAAAGTAATTGACTCAATAGTTCTTGGTTCTATTCTCATCTTTTTTTAATCAACCCAAACTTGTCTAGTGATCTCTGTATAGTCATAGCAGAGACCTTACACTCTTCAGCAATTTCAGTTACTGTTTTCTTTTGAACTACATATCTTCTATACAGCCATGTCTGACTTTGATACAACTTCATCGTTCCGTCAACACCTTATTAGCATAATGAGCAATGCCGAATGCATCTGCTACGTCAAAATCTGATACAGATAGACCATACTTTTTATTAAAGTAATCTACTGTTCTTTGCTTTCTCATATTACGTAATTGTGTTTTATACCATGAGTCTGCATACCCTGGATTCTTTACTCTAATTGCCTGCTTCTCATCTTTAGTTGGATTCTTATTTCCTATATATGCCTGCCAAGAACTTGGACTAATTGTAATAACTTTGGCTCCAGTAGACATTAGCTCGGCAATAACCACGCCATATACGTATGATAATTTTATCACAGCATCTGGGGATCTTACGAGTATGGCGCCCTCAACAGCAATATAATCAGACTTTAATTCATTTAACATTACATGCATTTTTACTTTAGCATCATATATTTTTTCATATATATCTGCTCCCACAAAATCTATTTTACCCCACTTTAATGGTTGATCATTTTCCATTAAGCAGAATGCAACGGAGTTAGTAGAGGCATCAATGCCTAATACCCTATTAGCCTTAGTCTTTACAAGCTCAGCTAATTTCATCTAGCATGCCCACAATCTTATTTCTTTTTGTTATATCAATTTTCTTTTGGCAAGAGGCGCATAGGGAAGTGTCATTATATCTGCTTAACTGAGCCTTACATTTCTTACATCCACGAGCAGCGCCATTTCTAATAGCTTTCTTCTCGTAATACTTTTGCTCAAAGTCTTTAGCGCATTCTTTATTTGCACAAATCATATCTTTGGTACCGAAAACAACTCTATCTGAACGGTACCGACTGGAGTGTCTTTACTGTAGCATTCCTTCTTGATCGGACAATATGTACAGGGCATCTTAGACTTTGAAGACCCCTCTGGTCTCATTGGCAAGTCCCCGTCTTTAAAGTTATCCCATACTTCGCACATCCAAATAAAAGTATCTTCAATAATCTTGGTATTCTTTTCATTCATAGAAACTGGAATAACAATTAACTCTTGAGTATTTTTATTCTCATAAAGGAAGAACCCCTCTTTGGCAATCTTAAGTTTCATATATGTTAGCAACTGAAGCAGGTGATTGGGTGTGGGTTTCATTTCAGATTGACGAGCATCCCATACTTCTTGCTTGGCCGTTTTAATTTCACCAATTACCTTTTCGTTATCATATTCCATAATCAAGTCTATGAAGCCACGAATAGGAGGATACTCATTGATAATCTCTTCTTCTTCGGCAACAAACTGCGGCATAGTAGAGATAAGCTTTTGAAGCCTTTCGTGTGCCTGTGTTCCCTGAGCCATATTAGCAACAGCTACGGCATCGTTATCA